ATAAGCTGTAAGTTTAGCCATTTATTTTTACCTCCAATGCTTCCAGGCGTTTTTCCAACGCCTTAATCCGCTTTTCATCATAAGCAACCCGGGCAATTAGAAACTGCTCGTAATCCAGCGAAAAGTATTCTTTTTCATTTCCGTCTTCATCTAAATCATCTTTGCCGTTGGTCAGCGTCCCAAAAAGCTTATAATCTTTGTGCGCTAATCCACGTTTACTGAGCTGGGCATCAAGATCCTGGGCGATCGCCCCAACAAATTCAAGAATGCCACTATCGTTCTTCCGGTTAATCTTATACTGCTTAATGTCGACCGATCCGACAGCCTCAATAAATAAATCGGAGACCGGCTCGACCTCTTTCTTAAGCCTGGCATCAGATACGGTGGCCACTTCTATGCCGTCTACATAAAACTTGAGACCGCTCCCCGTCCATGCACATTGATAGGAGTGAGCCCATTGTGTCGACGGTGGAGAATCCTCCTTACTCTTGTACCCGTGCATGAGGTACCCACCTTCGTCCCCGCCTGCGTCCCAATTATAATAAATAGGTTCCCCGAAAAGATAAACGAAGCGCCCGCCAAACATTGCACTTCTCTTTAGGGCTCCGTCTTCGGTGAAGCAACTGATATTGATGCACCCAGTCCCATAGGTCGACCCCCCGATTATCGAGATCCCGTTCGAGTATCCTGATGTGTTCATCGTTATTTTTCCGCATTCACCGTTTGCTTCACTGGAAGTCAGTCCGTTGTAAAACCAAACTGTCCCAGTATCTACTTGCATTAGTGGGTATCCGTTGCTGTTATAGCTAAAGAATTTCCCGTTAAATGTCCCATTAGCACCACTCAAGTTGCCTTTAAATGTCAAGTCTCCGTTCGTATCGACGAAAAATACATTGTTGCCACTTTTGTCTTTAACGGTCAACCCACCATTTTGAATAGTAAAGCCATTAATATTCATCGTAAACGACGTGGTCTGAACAACCTTCCCGTTGGCCAAACTTTCATTAATCAGATTGACAATTCCGTCTTGCGTCACCTTCTGCTCGATGTCGTAAAGCTTCTTGTTGGAGTCCCCCCAATCTGCATTCAGCAGCGGATCACTGTACTCTGTTTCATAACTGACAGTGTCCCCCGTATGGATCACATAAACGGTTTTGTTACGCTCAAATAAATACGTATCATCGACCCACGCAGGGAGAGCTTCCTGCCATGCCCCGCCGGTCTGCGTGCTCACAGAAGTGGACCGGTAATACTCCCGGGTAATCGAATAAACGCCACGGCCAGTGTCTCCGGTATCTCCTTTCTCGCCTTTCATCTTCGACCACGCATACCGTGATGGGTTTGTGCTGTCCGCAGCATTCGAGTCAACATATTGGCCGATATAGGTTTTGTTTAAAGAATCGGATGTCGAGAAGCCCGCCGATCCATCTGAAGCAGTCGCGTAAGCAATATGCAGGTAACTGGTTGATCCGTCAACCCCGTTTGTTCCGGGTATACCGGTATCCCCTTTATCCCCCTTATCACCCTGAGACCCTTTAACGAGTTGCCATGAATAAGAAGCGGGGTCTGTGCTGTCGTCAGCAACAGTGTTGACATAGGTCCCAATATACATCTTGTCCGTGCTGTCAGAAATACTGAATCCCGTTTTTCCGTCCGAACTGTTGGCGTAAGCAACATGAAAATAAGTTGCCTTCCCGTCTTCCCCGGGCGGTCCTTGAATTCCCTGATCGCCATCGTTAACGTTGGCTACAGTGACTTCATAAAAGCCACGAAGCGTGTCTGCCGGGTAATAAGCTTCAAACCGGTATACAGTCGGCCCATCAATGTCAGATGCGCTGATCGTTACGGTGTTAGAAGCGCTGATGTACTTGGCATTTTTATACCATTTTAACAGGCATTTTGAAATCATGTCGGCCCCAACGTCCATTACCGACGCCGTTAATGTGGTGCTTCCAGAACCATTTTTAAAGATAACGCCGTTGCTCGCGTGAATCGAACAAGTGTATGTCTTATGAGCATCGATTAGTTCGTTCATTCTCTTTACAAGCTCCGGGCTAAGCATACTCTGCTTTTCGACAAAATTTGTAAACGTGGTTGTTGCCTTGCTCTGACCTGTAAAGCTGATAACCTGCTCAGATACCCGAGCTTCCAAAATTAATTCGGGTTTGTAAGCCGTGTCAACAATTGAAAACGTGTCCCCGATATTTGCATCAATATACCCATCAACCGAGTACTCCAATTTTGGCGTGCAATTTTCTTTTAAATCGGCCAACGCTTTTGCATAAAGCTCGTCAACACTATCTGTGTCGTAAGATTCATACTTTGCAATATATTTATCATTACGCTGATCCATCACGTTTGAAGGGAACCGATCTCTTGCCTGGACCGCCTTAATGTGCGGATCACCTTTTTCTGTAATGTATTCTGCAAGACCATCGCTGTCATATTCAGTCTTGTCCAGGCTTGAAATCGTAATGTCGTCGTTTCCTGTAGGCTGAATAGCAGTATATAAATCCGTGATATCTGATGTTTTACGGATGCTCGATATTTCATTCCCATATCTCAGAACAACGCCCGTTTTATTACTCCCAACACCTTGATAGGCGTCGGAATGCTCTTTATAAATATTTAAAACAATTTTCTTTAATGAATAATCATCGTAAAGAAACGTTTCAAATTCGAGCTCAGCATCAAAGGAATCTGCTAATGAAAATAATGATTTTAAAATCGTGTCATTACTTGAAAGCTCTAACGTCCTTTCAATGTCTGAGACCTCATTGGTTCCAATTGTTAGTGTTCCTTCCGGGTCGATAAGCTTAATATACTTAACAAGTGTCATCGGTTGCGACGCTTTGTATTCCGCAACCTGTTCATTAAGCAGTTCAAATGATAATCCGTATGCCTCTACCTGGATGCTCGACTCCGTTTGCTCGGTGTGCATAATATTCAAATAGTACTGAGTTGTTCCGTACACAAAAGCAAGTTTGTTGCCGTTGATCAGATTCGTAAAAGCTTCGGTCGTCGGATCAGCTGTAAACTTGTAAGTTACAGCAGTCCCTTGCAAGTAAGTATGTAACTCATCGTCGTAAAAGCCGGTCGCTTTTGGCGCTAAGTTATCCAGAAAGCATGTGACTTTGTTTTCTTTATTTAAAACTGCAATTCTTATATAATTCATTTATTTCCACGCCTCCCTAATGGTTGCCGTAATCGTTGGCGGGGTCTTGCACCAACTGGAATACACATACTCAACAACCGTTTCTCCAGGTTCTGCGAAGAAATAAGCGCTTCCTCTAACTTCATCCACAGTGTTGATCATCCCATTGGTATAAGCTTTAAAAGTCTGGCCGTCGACGTATAGAATATCTCCATTTTGATAACGATTTGGAATATCTTTCCAATACTCAACGTCAGATCGAATCAGAATCTTTCTAAAGTAATTATGTGTTAGATAAATGGTGCTGCCGAGACTTCGTGACCCATATTGCCCAATGTACAGTTGGACTTTTGCAACTTTTGAATTTTTTAACTCTGGGACAGTGATAGAGGGATACGATCCAAACCAATAGAAAGCTATTTTATCACCATCTTTTCGCATGTCCGAGTGCCCTAAGTTTTCAGTAAACGGATTCTGCGATCCATTGTTACAAGGTTCAAAGTCAACCGACTTAAAGACTCGTGGGGTGTTTCCACCAACCCAAAAATCAACATGCGCCATGTTGCCAACACTGTCGGACTTATAAATGCTTTGTGCGCAGATACACTTATTATTAGCGTCCAGAAAAGCTACAGTTTGGCAACCCGTTTGGCCCATTGCGCCTGTTTCAAACCAGCTGTTCATATATATATAAGCATTAATAGCGGGGGACGGAAGGGTTAAAGTTTTCATCGCCCCATTCCAAGTCCCCTCTGTGTCTGTCCCTTTTGACGCCAGTGCCAGCACAATGAACGAATCAACAGTCGGTGTGCTTAGTGCTCCGGCCGTTTTATTGGCATTGTTTTGCCCATTAACTCCGGTGTCGGTAACCCATTTTGTGTCTTGGCTCCATCTCCTATAGTCCGAGGACGTTGTAATGTATTCACTGTTCGTACGCTGAACGCCGTCAACTTCTTCAACAGATCCAAACTGCAAAATTCCGCTGTCTGAAATCATAGCAACATACCCGTTATCCGCTTTATGCTGAACGGTATAACTGATCGGAACAGCGACACTGCCATTATTAACAATTGTGGTCTGGAGAGATCCCGCGTTGACTTCTGTAGCCGTAAAAGAAGCTTCAATTGTTGCATATTTATAAGGATCTGTACAATGAATTGTAAAAGACCCGGATGCCACGGCTACGTCCGTTTGAACAGAGGTCACCAGATCAGCACTAACTTTACTAACGGTCCCGACATAATAAACGTCTGGCTCATCGTTAAAAACAAACTTCGAATTCTCAGTTTGTAGCGCTCCTTTAAGAGCGTTTAATACTTTCTCCAGCGCCGTTCGATCTTCGGCTGTGACCGCGAACTTCACGTCAATGTCTTTTGTTCCGTCTTTTTTAGATACATATCTTGAAATCGCAGTATCGCCAACATCTTTTTCGGTAATGCTTGACGAAAAATCATCTCGCCCGGAGAGTGATGCCGTCCGATATCCGACAACAAGGCGCTCTAAATAGACCCCGTTAACAGAAACACCGCTGTAGGGTATCGGAAGTTGGGAAAAATAATCGGTCAAAGTGCTCATCTACAGCACACCCCCTAATCTTAATTTCGTTTTTGATATTTTATTTAATTCTGATTCTGTGAAAGGCGCCGATGCTTTTGCAATCTGGCGACCTTCCAAATAAATTGGCACTTCGACAGTGTAGGACGCACCTTCTTTGGACGACGTCGGCCCTTCTTTTTGATCTGTGCTCTTAGAGACAGCTTGCAGTGCGTCATTGAGCGCACTTACTACAGACCCAGAACTTGCTACTGTCCCAATAGACCCGGCCATATCGACCGACGCGCTTTGATCAAGCAATCCGCTCACTTGTTTCGCACCATTTTGAACATCCGATAGATCAATTACCGGTCGGATTGTTGGGTTTGTGTCAACGTTATCGTCAAAGACGCTTGCCGACTGAGCAAGCGCTTTGGACAGACTGTCCATAGCCGAATGCCCGAGGGACTCCGAAGCAGCCATAACGTTTTTAATTGACGCCAAAATCCCAAGCCCCGCCCCAGCTCCAAAATAGTTACCAATTTTGAAGGTCTCCTTTGACGGTGAATGTTCATCGAACGCCCTGCGAAGTGTAGACAACGCATTCTGACCAATTTCACTTACCTTTGAATAGACCCAGTCTTTTGCCTGGTCAAAGCCATTGACGAGCCCACTGATAAAATCAGATCCCGCTTCGAAGGCCCCTGTTAAATTAGAGGCTAGTGAGCCAGATGCATTTTGTGCAATAGAGACGATTGTATTTACTGCACTGCTTTCCTGGTTTCCAAACCCGTTATTTAAGCCCTCGATGTCGTTTTCACCTTCGCCTGTATATAATTTTGACGGAGAATGCGAATCGTTAAACCCAGTAAGGGTTTTCCAAATCGAGTCAGCGATGCCTCTGATCGTGTCACAAGCCCCTTGGGCCATCGAATTAAGCCCCTCTACCAATCCGCTAATCATATCTTTTCCGGCCTGAACAAGCGGATTATTTGCAAGCCAGTCCATAACGCCTTGAGCAGCATTGGCGAGCATGCCTTTAACGGCCTCGACTGCTTCGGGCGCTCCCTCAATCAATCCAGAAATCGCATTCGCAAAAATCGTTATAGCTACCGAGAAAGCAATCATCGCAACGCTTAAAAACATTGTTGCGGCACTAAAAGCCATGATGCCAACAGACACAACGATCAACGCGGCCGCAAAAATAAGAATGAGTGGCGATATAAGGGAGAGGGCTGCAAACACTACCATCGCGCCAGCAAGTAGAATAAGGCCGGCTACAGCGCCCTCAATATTAACGGCCGACAAAAGCATCATGGCCAACGAAAAGACAATAATAGCTGCGGATATAACAATAAGGACAATAGCTAACGCCAT